ACCACCAGAAAAAGCATATAATATTCTATTTGTACCTATGATTGCATATTTTCTAGATAAACTGTTAATAAAGTGATGTAGACCTCGACCTGCCCCAGTCAATTCATTTTCGTTTAATGTCCCTAATTGATTCCAGCCGCCTATTTTTTCAGGTGTGCCATATCTAAATCTAACATTATCACAATCTACCCATTGTCCCTCTGCTCCTGTGGGTGTGATTTGTTTGTTGATACCTGGTTGAAAGCCTATTTTTTGTAACATAAGAATCCCATTATAGCCAATTATTTTATTGTTGAAAGGTTCTTTTTACGTGGTATATATACTATGTACAGAAAGATTACAATGAAAACAACAATATATTGGTCACCTGGAGATGTAGACTTACATCATGATTGGAGTATTTTATACAAAGACCCTTCTATATTGGGCAGTGATTTAAGAAAAAGAATGTCCAAAAATATAGAGAAAACATCTAATCTTTTTTACTGTCCTGCTGTCAAAGATCTAACTTCTAGAATAGCTGTATTAAAAGCTCCTATGAGTTGTCATTATAAAATGAGGGAGAACGAATTTATACCTGTATCTAAAAATTTTTTAAACATTACTTTTCCACATAAACCAAATTTTGAAAACAATATGATGTTTCAATTATCTACTTCTTACATATTCTTTTGTGAGGAAGATGTGAAAATGACTTTAACTTCTCCGTACTTTTCTGATAGCCCACATCTAAAATATGGCTCAATAATACCTGGCTCTTTTAACATATCCACCTGGTTTAGAAACATCAATATGGAGTTTAATCTATGGGGAGATATAGAAGAGTTTAAATTTAAAAAAAATGAGGACATGGCTTATGTTCATTTTGATAGTGAACATGAGATAGAATTAAAAAGATTTGATTTTAATGAAAGATTATTAAGAATAATAAGAACTTGTTCTTCTGCAGGCACTTGGGAAAAATTTGTACCTTTAATGGAAAGATATAAAAGATTTAAAGAGGCTAGATTTAAAAAAATTATATTAAAAGAAATAAAACAAAACCTTCTAGATTGATGAATTTTATATCTATTAGACTATGCGAGCATGACTCAAACATATCTTTTTTTGATGGTGAAGAGATTCACTATTTAAAATCAGAAAGGATTTTTGATACTAAACATCATGCCTATAATAATCTTATAGAATGGAGACAAACAGTATTTGATCATTGGAATATAGATATAAACGATGTTAAAGAAATGTCCGTGGTCCTTGACCCGTGGATATATAACTTTCCTCTAGATAAAAAAATATTTTTTCCAAGCACTAAGTTTTATTGTCATGAACTAGGTAATGTAACAAGAGTAAATCATCATTGGGCTCACGCTTTAAGTAATAACTTGGTACATGGAGATATGAAAAATCATATGATTATAGATGGGTTTGGAGATAAAGATGTGGCTACCACTGTATTTAAAAACAACAAGTTAGTTCAGACAACATCTTTTAGTAAACATGGTTCAATTGGAACTTACTACGGTGACGTAGCCTTAGATCTAGGAATAAAAGTTAGCCATGAATGTGACCTTGCAGGTAAATTAATGGGATTACAATCATATGGTAGTTTGGATAAAGGTTTTTACAATACAATAAAAAACTTTGACATCACCAAAGTAAAACAAATATATAATTTTAATTTATATATTGATTACAAAAAAGATCCTTTGATTGCTTTTCATAACAAACTTAATTGGGCACATACTATACACAAAAGACTAGGAGAAGTGATACTAGAATACTTTAAAAAACATTTCAAAAAGAAAGATACAATAGGATACGCTGGCGGTGTGGCTCACAATATAATATGGAATACACTACTGAAAGAAGAATATCCTAACTTAAATATACCACCTCATTGTGATGATGAAGGTTTAAGTTTAGGTGGCGTTAAGTTTTTATTAGATAAGTACAAAATAAAAAAATATAAATTAAATAATTTTCCGTTCTGTCAAACTGATGAATCTACAGAAGAACCGTCTATAGATACTGTAAAAAAGATTGCGAAGTATTTAGCTAAAGGAGAGATTGTTGCATGGTATCAAGGTCATGGAGAAATTGGTGCAAGAGCCTTGGGTCATCGTTCTATACTTATGAACCCTTACGTAAAAGATGCTAAAGAAAAATTAAACAAGATTAAAAACAGAGAAGTGTACAGACCTTTTGGTGCTTCTGTATTAGAAGAAGATTACAGTAAATATACAAAAGCAAGATATCTAAACCCTTATATGCTTTATGTTAATTATTTAATAAAAGATTTAGATAGTGTTCAGCACGTAGATAAAACCTGCAGACTTCAATCTGTGTCAAAAGACAATAAATATTTCTACGCTTTATTACAAGAATACAAAAAGATAACTGGAGAATCTCTTATTATTAATACAAGTTTAAATATATCGGGTAAACCCATAATGAATAATATTAAATCTTTATTAGAATTTAAAAACAAGAATAATATAAAAGCTGTTTATGGAAATACAATTATCAGATAAATTTTATCTATATAAAAGATTAATATCTGTGCCTAAAAATATTTTTATAGAAGATATAGATAACGAGATAAATTCAGGAAACCTTTGTGAGGGAGTCCCTAAATATCAGACATACAACAATCTATATGACAAGATGAAAGAAAAAACTCATTGGAAAGTTTTATACAAAGAAGTATTAAATAAAGTTATGAATATAGATCAAAATCTAAAACTACATAGTTCTTGGGCTAATGTATCAAAAAAAGATTCTTCTTTTAACAATCACACTCACAACACTAATCTTACAGCTATATATTATTTAAAAAATAAATATTTAGAATTTGGTACTTCTATAAAAGATTCTGTAATAATTCCTGGAGAAGAAAACTCTTTATTAATATTTAATGCCAAAGTTATGCACTCAATTGTAAACATTCATCCAGACCTGTATGATAAGACGGGTCCAAGATATTCCATAGTATTTGATTTTGTATGTCAGTAATATTAAAAAAATTTAAATTAAACTCTTACGCTTTTGTCTTTCAAATGAAAGAACATAAAAAAATTAAAGATAAATTATTAGATCTTATTAATATCACTGACCAACATACAATTAAACCAGATGAAACTTGTAATGATTTTATATCAAAGACTGATTGGAAATTTTCTAAAATACCAGAAAGATTATATGCAATGGAGTTTTCTAAGATACTTGAACCCTATATTACTAAAATGCTTTTAGAACTGTCTATGGATGAAGCTACAATACATAACATGTGGTTTCAAAGTTATCACAAAAAAGACACTCACAACTGGCATATACATGAAGGGACACATTGGACAAATATTTATTTTTTACAACTACCTGATAAAAATTTTAGAACTGAACTATACGATAGTTTTGATAAAAAAATTATTAATAATATAGAAATAAAAGAAGGCACACTGTTAAGCTTTCCAGCAAATATTTTACACAGGTCACCTAAAAATACCTCTAATAAAGTAAAGACAATAATATCTTTTAATACTACTTTTTCTAATACCAAACAAAATTTAATACAATCCTAAAATTTACGTCGGTATGTGTCTGTGTTCCGTGCTCCATGTTTGCAGGAAACATTACGAATCTATTGGCTACACTTTCAACAAACTTACCATCTTTAAAATAAGTTCCGCCATTGTTTGTATTTACATAAAAAATACCTGTCTTACAATTATCCAAACCTTTTTCAAAATCAGTATGTAGACTAGTTTTAAAAGACTCATGGTTTTTGTAATCAAAATTACCTTTTATTCTTCTTAAAGCCATCACATCACATTTCTCCAACACCGGTGTAATAAAATTAAACCAGTTACTATGAATCATACTTTCTTCAAAAAAAGAATGTGTGAGAGATGGAAGTTTATCGTCAGGGTTTACTTTACCTTCTTGATAATACCAAGGAAACCTTAATGAAGTTATTTCTTTATATAAAATATTAAAGTGTTCTTGTGATAAAAAATTATCTAGAACTTTAATCATTCTTATTTAATAGTATATCTATGTAATTTCTATATTGAATTATTCTCTTAGAGTATTGTTCTATTATCTCAACAAGACTGTTTGATTGTAATTTAAAAGTTTCAACCATTTGTTTCAAATCGTGATTAAGAGCTTTTTCAGATTTGTTAATTAACTCTGCTTTAGTTAAGGAGGTTCTCAAATCCTCATTTTCTCTTAATACTTTTTCATATTTAAATTTAAGTCTACCTAATTGTTCTCTATCTGAAATATTCATAATTTAAGCCTTTCTGTATTATTCGATAACTTCTTGGAATAAAAGGAAATGATTCTGTTTTATTTCCAAGATACATGTCAACTGTCGTAGGATCATTTATATATTCAACAGTCTTATCCCAAAACTCATTGTGTTTCAAGTGAGCACTTGTTTTTTCGATGGTGTCTTTCCAAAACGGAGTATTAAATAATGAACCTCCATGATAAACAAAACATATGAAATTTTCGTATTGTTTAGCCATAGCATCAAACTCGTTGTTGACATCATCTTCTTTCATTCTTCCTAATATATAATCAAAAAACATTCTATTTATATTATCATAAAAGACAGTCGATAGAGCTTCCATAGGTTCATAAAAAATAGCTTTGTTACCATTTTTAATTACTCTATTATTCAAAACATTATTTGCTCTGTATGGTTTAAATTTAAATTCTTTTAAGTTTAATTTTTTAGTATTGAATATTTTTGATATGTCTTCTTCAGCATCTTTTGTTTTTGTAATATTGTTATTAAACAAATATCCCCAACCTTGTCTTGTCTTCAAAGGTATTCCAAACATCCAACCATTTTTAGTTGCTTGATGATATGTAAAATTCCAATTACCAGGTTCTTTTATAGAGTGCACCAAAGCATGATTTAAAGGTAAGAAATCAGAAGTAGTGTAATCAGAATAATCTTTTGGGTATCCTGAACAATCTATGACATAGTCATATTTCAATTTCTTTTTATTTACAGTTAAAATAACTTCTCTATTGTTTTGTTTAATAGATGAAACATTTCCTTTTATTTCATTAAAATAATCTTTTTTATAGATCTTTAATCTTTTAAATATAACATCTTTTAATTTAAAATTATTAAAATGAAATGCATACGCAGGAGGAACTATTGGACTTATGAAATCTTTTTTTCTCCAGTTTTTATATTTGACTCCGTATTTGATTGTAATATCTAATTCATCTGAATCCTCAAATCCATTAAAATTAGCAGCTCTAAATAAAACATCAGGCACTTGAATATTAGTGCTTTCTCCTATACCTAAAATATCTTTTTCAGGATTGTGTATGCAATCTACTTGTAAGTTAAGACCTGCTGAATAATGTAATAAATGACAAACAGACATTACTCCAACGGTTCCTGTTCCTATAACTGCTATCTTCATCTTTTAACCTTTATATCTGCAGGTATACCCAGATGAGGTCTACCATCGTATATGTTTAATTGAGAACCTTTTGTTTCCATATTGTTGTAGTGAAAAAATACTTGAGCACAGTTTTCTCCTTCAAAAGAATCTCTATAGTGCTCTAAATCAATTCCTCTATAAACTAACATATCACCAGGTTTTAAATCAACTTTTTTACCTTTTTGTTTGGAGGGTTCATAATATACTTTGTCTCCTTGTTTTTTATCTTTACCTTCTTTTGGATTTGGGTTGATGTATATAGGCCATGAATCCCCACCTATAAAAAGTGTTGTGGATATTTCACAACTAAATCTATCTTTATGTCTTTTAAGAATATCTCCATTCTTGTAGATCCTAGAGTAAGAATAGTTTGGAGTTAGTTTTAATTTAGTAGCTTTTTCTGTAGCTATAAGTAATCTACTTAATAAAGTTTCCATTAAAACATCGCCATATATAGAAAAAGTATTAGGCACTTGATCATCTTTCCAAGTTCCATATATTCTTTCAAAGGGTGTAAAATATTTTACTTCTAATAAAGTTTTAGCAGCTTTTCTTTTTAATATTAAATAATCATAACAAAGATCAGCTATTTCTTTTGAAATAATATTTTTAACTACACAATACTTGTCTTTTTTAAAACTTATCGCCATGGTTCTCCTATACTCCATATAACTAAACTATATCTTGTTCCTTTGGTAACCGGTGTAACTCTGTGCCATAGGTAAGATGGAAATACAACTATAGATCCCTGCGGTTTAATTTCTTCAATAATTTTCCCTGATCTTTTATTTCCTTGTTTGGGATTACTTAAATCAAATTCTAAATCTCCACCTTTATAATCTTTAGGGTCAGACAAAGAAACTGTTACTGAAAGTTTTCGCATTTTTCCATCATAATTTTTATTTGCACTTTTATATGGTTGATAACTTCCATCAGTATGCCACTCATAAAAATACCCTTTGTTGTAGGTTGTAAATTGAGCATCCTCTGAAAAACTCCATTCAAAATTCCATCCAGCATTTTTGTTTGCTTCTTGTATAAATGGACAAATTGCATTGTAGATAAATAAGTCATTTAAAAAAACTACATCTGATTTTCTAATAGCTTTTAAAGTTGTTTTATCTTTTTTAGATAACTCATGTTTATTTTTTACAGGAGGTATATCTCCAACAGTACCAATACTTTTAATTTTTTGGTTACCGTATAAAATTAATTCTTCACAAAATTTTTTTGATAAGGCACTTTTAAAATACCAATAATCATATTTTGAACAAAAACTCATATCTTAATATCTGTATATGTCTTTCTTATATAGTATAAATAAATTTATAGCAATACAAATTCAGATGTTTCTGGATTCCAACGATACACATTAGAGTTATCAGCATGATTAGCTAACCATCTTTGGTTGTCTTCGTCCCAACTTATATTTCTATAAACTTCTGTCTCTGCAGGTCTAGCAACTGGAGGTTGCCATTCAAATTCTGAATCTAATGTCCAACTAGCAAAAGGTTGATCGTGTATAAAGACATCATTTACTGGGTCATAGTACATACCAATTCCAGCAAATCTTTTTCTAAAATTATCATTGTAAGAAGTTTGAACCCACTTAACTCCATTGAAAGAAAGTTTAACAGTTTTTTGTCCAAAGTGATTTGCGGCTGTCTCTTCTTGATCACCACCATTATCACTTATATCTTTGTCGCATGCTACAACAACTCTTAAAACTTTATTATCAGCGTCTAATTCTGCAAAGTGTGCCATTATATTTTCAAAGTCCCCGATACTGTAAATAGTGCTACTTGATCTCCTCCTACACTAGAGATTGTATTTGTTGGAGGTGTTATTTGAAATAAAGCATCAGAAGGTGCTCTTAAAATAATAATACCAGAACCACCATTTCCACCTGGTTGATAAGGAGGTCCTCCGGCTCCGCCGCCGCCTCCAGTATTTGTTCCGCCCGCTCCTCCAGCAGGTCTTGTTCCAGATGCTCCACTATTTCTAGCAGATCCCCCACCTGAACCTAGAGTTCCACCTGGGCCGCCGGCTCCGCCGCCGCCTCCAGATCCTCCATTTCCATGTGAGCTTGGTCCTGGGGGTCCTCCCCCGTTTCCACCGCCACCACCTGAATAAGTGTAGCCGTTACCATCAATATTGTTTGAACTTCCGCTTCCACCTGGGCCGCCAATTCCTGATCCGCCCCATGGAGATCCCGAACCTCCGGCTCCACCGCCACCAGCTCCGTTCCATGGTCTATGGTTAGCATTACCACCTGGATTTCCCTGTGAAGGTGATACAGGAGGAAAATTACCTGATCCTCCAGTTACTGCTCCATCTGAATTTCCGTGTCCTGCTCCTCCACCTGAGCCTCCTGGTATACCTGAAGGGTTTGGTGCTCCTGAACCAACACCTGAAGGTGCACCTGCACCGCCACCACCTGAAGAAAATTCAGCTGGATGACCGTCTAAAATATTGCTATCTCCACCTCTGTTTGAACTACCACCTGCTCCGACTGTAATTGTATAAGTACCAGCATCAACTGTGATTCCAGTTCCTCCTGGAAAAGATGTACGAAAACCTCCGCCTCCGCCACCACCTGCGTCGTGACTTCCACCTTTTCCTCCGCCAGCTATATTTAAGTAAGCGAATGTAACAGGTGGGTTAGGTGCTTTACCACCGCCTAATCCTAGTAGTCTGTATCCGAACATATTCTATTCTCCTTATGCGTCGTTTGCAGCGTCAGTAGTAAAGAATAACTTGATACCTAGAAGTTTTGCATCAGCAGTTAAACTATCTTCTGACACATCTCTTGATATTTGAAAGAACACCTGCTCATCTGTGCTAGGTGAACCTGCAATAGTTACTGCACCACTTTCTGCTGTAACATCTAAATCGTTCGCTGTCCCACTGTGAGCTTTTGCTGTTGGTGCAACTTGTGTACCAAAAGCTGTATTACAAGAATCATTATCTGCAATAGCAACACCAGATAAACCCCAAGAAACAGTACCTGTGTTTGTTGAGTTTGCTGTGAAAAATGCTTGGAAAGTTACTGTGCCTTCATTCCATGATTTTGGAAATGCAACAGCAAATTGTGCAAACTCATCTGAGTCTTTATCAAAATCTAATGTTTTAAGTTCTGGTCCGTTTCCTAATTCTGTTTGTGCTATGTCAGCACAACCATTTGTAGTGTTAGGATACATAGCAACTGATGGAACCCAAATAGTTTCTTTACCTGCAATTTTAACTGCACCAGTAGCATCTCCTGCATCTACTGCTTTAACAACTCCAGTTCCGTTAGGAGCTAAAGTTATATCTCCATTAGCTGCATCTGTAATAGTTATTGTTCCTGAGTTTGTTCCAGAATTTGTATCTAATATTAAATCATGTGCTCCGCTAGATGTAATAGTAGCATTCCCTGATCCTGAACCAACAACAGTTTCTCCTGATCCTTTTGGTTTAATAGCTATGTCAACATTAGTTTCTCCTGTTGCTGAAAGAGCAGGTGCTTCACCTGTTGCAGCATTTGCTATCGTAAATTCATTAACTGCTGAACTTGTTGCAGTAAGATTAATTAATTCGTTGCCATTTGTGTCTGAAATTTTTGTCCCTATTACTGGACTAGTTAAAGTTTTATTTGTTAAAGTCTGTGTTCCTGTTAAAGTTACATCACCATCGTTAAAACCTAAAGTATAAATATCTGGATTAGTTCCATCGTTACCTGTTGCAAAAACTAGCTGGTCACCTTTATCAGTTGCTGAAAAAGTAAAGCTATCTCCAGATCCAGAAGCATATTTAAATTGTACTGTATAAGAACCTGATGTTGAATTTCTTAAAAAATAAAAGGTTTGTGCATCTAAAGGAATTGTTACAATTTGATTTCCTGTAATCGTACCTGTAAATTCAATCATTCTGTGAGACATGACCGCACCAGTTGATCCGTCTGAAACAGATAAAGCTGTAGTTTGTGCACCACCTGCAATTGATTGTGCAGTGAAACCACCTGAAATTTGTTCAATAATTTGTAAATTAGTATTTGTTTTTGTACCCCATGTACCGGCGTTTTCACCAGTTGCCTGAAGCTCTACTCCTAAAGGTGTGTATGTTGATGCCATAATTTTTATCTCCTATTACGCTGCTACGTCTGTATACGATGTATTAGAACCTGTGTCAATAGCTTGATATGCTTGAATTCCAAACTTATCAGAGGTGCCTAATTCAGCAACAGAAGCAGTAGCTGATACACCTGTTAATCCCATCACATCTGCAGGTGTTAATGCTCCAACACTAGCAGTTGCTGAGACTCCTGTCAATCCCATAATATCTGCAGGAGCAATTGAACCCACAGAAGAAGTTACAGAAACTCCAGTTAATTGAATTGTTGGATTAGATGTAACATTAACTTCACCAATACTTGTTGTTGCAGAAACTCCAGTTACACCAATAACGTCCGCAGGTGTTAACGCTCCAACACTACCAGTCGCTGAAACTCCTGTTAATCCCATAACATCAGCAGGAGCGATTGATCCAACAGAAGTTGTTGCTGAAACTCCTGTTATCGCCTGTGTTATGTCTCCCACTATTGTTGGAGATCCAACACTTGTTGTCGAAGAAACTCCGGTCAATCCGATTATATCTCCAACTGTTAATGATCCAACAGAAGTTGTTGCTGAAACTCCTGTTAATAATATATCACCTTGAATGCCCCAAGCATCATCATTCCAAGCTGCTCTACCCCATCCAGTATTTATTTCTGCAGTTACGCTAACAGATCCAATAGATGAAGTTAAACCAAGACCTGTTGGAGTAACTGTTTCGTCACCCATGTCTCCCCAAGAACCTGAAGAGTCCCATGCCTTAGCACCCCAACCTGTCGTAAATTCATCAGTTATACCCCATCGACCAGCACTCCAATTTCCTGCACCCCACACGTCTTCATCAACGGTATTTGCAGTCCATCCCATAGCTGAATGGTTTGTACAATAATAATATAAAGTTGGTGCATCGGCAGCAACTGTAATTTGTGTGTATGCTCCCGAACTACCTGGTGTTCCATTAGTTGTTACACCGGTTGTATATTCGGTGCCTCCCCCGTGTGTTCCGTTTGGAGTGGTAGAAAACCTTAATGGGTGTCCAGAATTATAATAATCTGATTGATCAAAACGAAAAGTTCCACCTTCAGGTAAACTTAAAGTTACATCTGCTGTGGCTGTCGAACCATCGATAGCATATTTATTTGTTGAACCAACATTGTGATATGGGTGATTTGACGGATTACCACTGACAACTGTGACCGTGTATGTTCTATCAACGGACATCCGTTGCCACCCCCTACGCTATTCTGATTATTGCGTTAGATGCGTCTGCTGTTGGGAATTGAATTGTGAAAGTTCCGCTAGTTACAGTTTTATCACCACCAAATGCGATAACAGCAACAGCTTTGTCAGATTGATCATCATTATAAATTAATGCACCATTAGCTGTAAAAGAAGCAGAACTAAAAGTTACATCTGAAAAATCACAAACTGCTGTTGATCCAGATAAAGCTGGAGTAACACTTGTTAATGTTGCACCACCTGCAGAGTACGCAGAACCAGATGTATTAGAGATCTCATTCGATGTACTATATGCTGTTGTGCTTGCACCTAAAGATGCAGAACTTGTGTATAAAGCTATTTTAAAAGTATCACCACTAGAAGCGGTAAAATTGTGTGTGCCAACTAAAATTTCTTGTTTGAAACTATTACAAACTGCTGATGATATTGCCATAATTTATTCTCCTACGGGTTTGCTGAGGTTATTGGAATACGAATGGCGCCATCAGTGTAGTCGTCTCTTC